GTGGCTTCAGCGCCCGACCCTTTCAACAGCGGGTCAATCGCGATCTGCCGCCCCTCAGCGCTCTTGAGATCCCCTTCGGCCACACGCATGCCAGCGTGTGCTGCGATTCGGTTCAGCTCCTCACGAGCCTCCGCCTGCTGCGCCGACGTGAGCTTGCCTTCGGGCGCGTCCAGCGACGCGGCAAGAGAAGCGCGGTCGACAGGCTCCGCACGCATCCGCTCGAGGTGCGACTCGCGCTCGCGCGCGAGCTTCGTGTCGAGCGCCAGGTGCGCGTCAGCGAGCGGATCCTTGCGTGCGGCCAGATCCGACGCGGCGGTGCGCTCGGCTTCCGCCCGGCGCGCGAGCTCGGCCTCGGCCGCGAGCTGCAGCGCGCGTGCCTCCTCGGCCTGGCGCTGCGCTTCGATCGCCGCGGCCTCCGCCTCTCGCGCGCGCGCGAGCGCGAGCTCGCGCTCGACAGCCTTCGCCTGCGCGCGCGCGCGCATCTCCTCGCGCGCAAGTTCCTGCTCGGCGAGGCGCCGCACGAGCTCGGCCTCGCGCTCGGCCGCCGCGGCGCGCTCGAGCTCGAGTTTCGTCGGCTCGGGCGGAACGGGCTCCGGCTTCTCTTCGGGCTCCGCCTTGGCGATCGGCTCGTCGCCCTCGAGCAGCGGCGACAGGTCCGGCTCGGCGAAACACCTGCACTGGAAATCCTCGCCGGGATTGCCGCCGGCGGGGGGCTCGTTCCAGGCGAAGCGCTCGCCCTCCCGCGCGGCGTGCTCCTCGCGCACGCGCTCGTCGTTCGACGTGCGCCAGATGTAGTGGGTCAGCCCCATCGACTTCTGCCGCGCCTCTGCGACCTGCCCGTAGAACTTGCCAAGCTGATCGCGCGCGATCAGCCGAGCGCGGTTCTCGGCCACGCCGTACCGCTCCTGGATCACCGCGCGCAGCTGCTCGGCGCTCGCGCCCTGCGATACGGCGCGCATGACGTTTTTCTCGACGTCGTCGAAGAACTGATTCGGGATCGACTTGATCAGCCCGACGTTCTCGGCGACGAACGTGCCGACGCGACCGGCGAGATCGGGCTCGTTCGCGACGACGTCGACGCCGAACGCCGCGCGCACCTGCGCCTGGGCTTGCTCCTTCTCGAAGCGCGATGTCTTGTCGGCGAACTCGCGCGCGAGCGCCTCGATCTGGTGCGTGTTCAGCCCGTCGAAGAACTCGCGCGAGATCGCATCGACCGCGGCGTTCAGCGAGCTCGGCGCGTCGACTCGCTCGGCGTCGGCGCGCGCCGCGCGCCCGTCAGCGGCGAGCTGCTCGAGCATCGGCCCGATGCGGGTGTCGACGGCGCGGCGCGCGGCTTCGAGGATGGGACGGAGGCGCGCGAAGTAGTCACGCTCCAACGGACGCGGGGGTTGCTTGCGCGGCAAGCGCTTGCGGCGCCGCGAAGCGGGCCGCACGAAGCGCGACATCGCGACGTGTCGCTTGAAGGCCTCCGCTCGTGTGTTCATCACTCGGCTCGATCGGCGTTGTCACCCGGTGCGTCCACGTCTCCGGTCGGCGCGGGCGCGTCGCCCGCGGGTGGTCGCGTCGGAGCGGGGGCGTTCTGCTCGGCCTCGAGCATCTTCTCGATCTCGGAGATGTCGACCTTCGTGTCGAACGAGTATCCGTCGGGGCCGAAGCGGCTCTTGACTATGTCAAGCGGCGACAGCACGCCCATCGCCTGATACTTTTCGTCGACCTGCGCCTGAACGAGACGCGCGTCCGCATCTTCCTTCTCGCTCGGCGTCATGAGCGGGTGGAAGTCGATCTTCCACGTCGCCGGAAGCACGCCCTTGCTCGGCCCCGAGCGCGAGAGGAACAGCAGCCGCACGAGCCGATCGAGCCGAGGCCGAAGGTGCTTGTCCTGCTTCTGCGACACGCGATCGTAGAACCAACGCGTTTCGCTGTCGCCGGGATTCAAGCCGCCCGGCGCTTGCTTCATGAAGCGGGACGCGGGCTCCTCGAGCGCGGAAGCGAGCCGGTCGATCAGGCGATCGAGCATCTCGGGCATGCCGGCCATGGGCGTGGCCTCGCGCTTGAACTGCTCGGCCGGCTCGCTGCCCGCGCCCGCGTCGAGCAGGAGCATGCGGAGCGCCGAGCGGCTCTCGTCCATGATCTGCATCTTGCGGCGCATGAGGTCGACACCGTTCGGACTCGCGAGGATCTCCTTGAGCCCGCGCACGGTCATCGTGGCTTGGGAGAAGTCGTTGAGCAGGTGTGACGCGCTGCCGAAGCCGAGATTGAAATCCCGGAGCACGGTGCGGATGCGCGAGAGGACCGACCCTCCCCACCCCTGCCTCTGCATGTTGATCGGCGCACGCGTGACCTGGATTCCGGGGAACACGATGAGGCGCGACTCGTGGATCACCGTCGTCGCGACGCTCGCGCCCTGCACGGTGATCGGCTGCAGCTTGTACGTCGCCGGGCGTCCATAGTCCGGGCGTGTCGGATCGATGTAGACCGACGCGGTCTGGAGCTCGCACGGCTCGAACCACACGAGGCGCGACACCTCGGAGATGTTGCCCTCGTTCAGGGGCATACTGAGGTCGCCGACGCCGTCGTTGCAGACGGGGAACACCGCGCCTCCGCCGTACGCGCGTTCGTAGCAGAGCGCGGTGCGAAACGCGGCGTCAGTGCCAAGCGCCTCAAGCGCTTTGGCCACCGCCACGCCGAGCTCGCGCGCCTCGTCGCCGTCGTTCTCGTCCTCGGGCGTGACGCACACGTCGAAGCCGGCGCGTAACATCTCGTCGGGGTAGGTCTCGATCCCGTGCGCGGCGAGGTCGTCACCGAGCCACAGCTCGCGCGCTTCCTGATCGGTGACGACGTCGGCGCAAAACTCGCCGCCGGTGCGCTTGTCGCGCGACGTCCCCAACCCAGAGATCAGATTTTGCCAGCCATCGGCGCGGGCTTCGCCCGCCCCTTGCGACAGCGCCTCTATGACCTTTGGTGGGAGACGCGTCATTCGACCCACAGTGTGGCAGAAGAAAACCGTTTCGACCAGTCGTCGGTGCGCACGACGGTCGCGCCGTCGGCCCGTGGCGAGGGCGCGGCATGGCCGGAGCCTAGTGCTTCGCGCACCTTGTCAGGAAGCATGCAAGGATTATGCCAGCGCGGGCGCGCGGGCGCAAGGACGCGTGGGGCAAGGGTCGGTATTGCACGGTGCAACCGTGTTGCACGTGTTGCGCAACACGTTGCAGGTGTTGCAGCTACCGGAGGGCTTGGACGGAGCGGATGTCGATGCGGTACGACACCGCGCGCACGACGCTGCGCCCGGGCCAGCGCTGCACAGCAAGCGCGATCGCGTCCGAGCCGGTCGTGAAGTCCTGTGTGCGGACCTCGACGTCGGGCGCGGCGCCGCTGAGCGAGCGCGCATTGGCGTCCGCCTCGTCGCTGCCGATCCAGATCCCATGCGAGGGTGGGAGCTCGAGCTCCGGCGCGGAGGGGTAGCGCGCCTGACACACTAGCACCGGCGGTGCGATCGTCGTCACCTAGTTGTACCGACAGTACACGACGAACTTGCCCGCGGGCAGGGTCGCGGTGCCCGTCTCTGTCGCGACGCACGAGAGCACGTCGTCGACGGCGAACTGGACGGCGCTACCGGCAGCGAGGGTCATGGCGGTGTGGGTGTCCGCGGCGATCGAGCTGCCGCCGGTCGTGTTCGTGTGGCGGTTCGCGCACACGGTCGCACCGTTGCGCACCGACACGTCAAAGGAGTTCGTGGCGTCGGCGACAAGGCCGGTGACGTTGATGTAGTCCACGCCGACCACCTCGAAACGCCGCTTCGCCTTGATCTGCTTCCAGACCGTGGTCGCGGTGACCGAGACGTGATCGATGACGAGGGTGAAGTACTGCCAACGAGCTTTCTGGAGAGCCATGCAGGAAGTGTGCCAGACGTCGCCCGGAGGCGCAAGTTACTTGACGGTGCGGGGCTTAGCCGATCGACCAGCGCCCGTACTCGCGAGCGGCCACGACGCGCCCTTGCGCGGGACCCCAATGCGAGCCGTCGCTCGTGAACTCGCCACGGACGATGACGCCCCCGACGGGCTTCGCCTTGTCGGCGAGCTCCATTGCAGCCTTCGCTGTGAAGGCCGAGCACAGCACCTTGTTGGTGTGGGTGCAGATGGCCGAGAAGGTTTCCTGAGTCGTTCTCATGCCCTGCCTCATTTCTTGAGCTCGAATCGCCCCGGGATCTTCGCGGTACGCCCGTCGCAGGCGATCAGCTCCGCTGCATGCGAGGGAGGCACGCTTTTCCGAGTAGCGCGCGGCCGCGCCGCGCGCCCGGGAACGTCCCGGACCTCGGTGCTGACGGCTTCGACACAGCAACCGTGCTTGAACGCCTCGACCACCCGGTAGACCAGATCGCTTCCCACCGGGCGAACCAGCGAACCGACGGCCGGGATGCTCTTGGCGCGCGTCACGACTCGTCCTCGTGCTCGATGCGGATCACCTTCTGCATCGCCTGCGATGGCCACACGACCACGCGCGCGTTCGCGGTCCGCTTGGCGATCCGCTCGCCTTTGGCGGCGTACTCGCGCCGCGTGCCTCCGATAGGATGGTGGTCCAGCGACACCCGTGCGACGTACTCGCGCTCGGCTGTGGAGCAGCCATGCAGCACGGTGCAAAGGACCTCCCCGCCCATCGACTCGTAGAAGAGCACCGCGCCTGGGCGCGGTGGCTCGCGGTAGCTGATGACGTCTCCCTCGATCGTCATCGCCGGCGCTCGGGCGCTACGGACCGCCTTTTCGTGCGTGTCCAGCTCGGCGAGGGCGGACACACCGCGCTGCTCGAGCGCCTCACGCGTGACCTGGCGCGGCCGCGACGGCATCTTGCCCGAGCAGGAGCACAGGTCCAGGAACAGCTGCACGCCGTCGACGGCGCGGCTCTTTCCGTTGAGCGTGCGCTCCGGCTCGTCGACGATCGCCGCGCGGAACGTGCGCCCGCTCTTGCTCTTCTCTGCGGGCAAGCGGCGCGCCCGCTCGGCGGTCAGGCGCACGTCGCAGGCGTGGCAGATCGGTCCGCGGGATTTGGCCTTGGCGCCGCACGGGCACCGACCCTCCGGCTCGCCGAACCTCACAGCAACACCGCCGCGGGCATCGCCGCTTCCGCCCGGGCAGCGCGCGAGCGTGCTTCCTTGACCGCGCGGCGCTTGTAGGCGCGCAGCTCGGCGGCCAGGCCGGGCAGGGCGCGTACGGCCATGTGCTGCGACCGCTTGCTCACGAGAGCACCCAACGGCCATCGCGCAGGACGCGCGTCGCCAGGAAGTACGCAAGACCGTCCTTTTCCGCAGCCACACGTGTCAGGCGCTTGAGCAACCAGCTGTGACCGTCCGGGCCGTGCGCCACGAAGATGGTCTCTCGGGGGCTGTCGACCTGCTGAACCGTGATGAGCGTCTGCGTTTCCATGACCTGATACCTTTGCACGCGGCGTGCCACGAAGCCAGCGCGTGGCTTCGCGAGGTTACGCCCGAAGGTGCAACACCGCACCGACGAGGAATCACGCACTTAGCTCGGGGTGCAACGTTGCACCACAACACCTGCAACGGGTTGCATGCCACATTTCTGAGGTGCTTAACGCCTCCTTACTCAGTTTTCCGAGGCGCGTCGGGTCGTAACCCCGCGAAGGCGCGTCACGTCCGAAGTCGAAGCGCTCGGCACGCCGTGTGCAAAGACAAGAACCCATGAGCCGCTACGAACCGACCCGTCGCATCCTCGCCGTGACCGCGCCCGCCGTGACCTTCGGGAACGACGAGGTGACCCTCGACATGACGCCCGAGCCGCTTGCCGCGTCGGAGCTCGTGACCGACTTCGACGACGCGCCCGACACGACGGTCGACCGCTACCCCCG